CTAACATTATAAGTTACCTGCTATTCCAAATGGGTTTCCTTCACTGAAGTCTAAAATATCGTCAGCTTGTGTCTCGAATGTGACACTCTCACTATATTTAGGATCAGCAGTAGCCTGCTCATCTCTACTATCTAGGACAATAGTTGCACCTGATTCACTGCCCATAAGAACTTCACCTACTGCAAATGTTCCAGTTGGTGACTTCAGTTTGACCCAACCTTCTCCAGCATCCCACTCAACCATGTTGGCAGTTGCACCAGTAGTGCCACCAGTAACAGTTTCAGGAACTGTGAATGCTCCCGTGATACCTGCAGGAGCAGCACCGAAGGTTGCAGTGGCAGATGTATAGCCCGTTCCACCGTTCGTTATGTCCACAAGTCGTACACTCCTATAACCAGATCCACCGTTTACGATATTGATTGCAGTCAATGTACCGTTGGTAAAAGTTGGTGTTAAGGTTGCCTTTACACCATTACCATCAGGATCAGTAACAATTAGTGATACCCTATCCTCATCATATCCAGATCCACCATCAACAATCTGAACAGATCGTATTTGTCCTTCCTTTACAGTAGCTCTAATGGTAGCCTGTGCTAATGGAGAACCACCACTGAGTGTTACGTTAGCAAGATATGCTGTAGCCGTAGCATCCGTTCCATCTCCAGCAATAGTAACTGTGGGTGCTTCATTATACTTAGTTCCATTATTACTAATGTAGATTTGATCTACTGCTCCACTTGCTACCGTAGCATTACCAGTAGCAGTGATACCATTGATAGGCAAGTAGTAATGCTTGACAGTATAACCGTAATCGACAAGATCCTCATCGCTGTCAAAGACATCTCCTTGCTCGTCGCTGTACTCGAATAGTTCTGCTTTGAGTTTGTATACATAACCCTTACCTAACTGGTAGAATGGTTCTTCATGTTCTACGAATTTTATCTCAAAGTAATTACTTGTTAATGGGAAATATATTAAGTCACCTTCTTGTGGTCTCTCAGGTGCTAGATAATCTTTATCTAATAAGAGGAATTGAGATATAAGATCTGAAAATCTTTGTGCAGAGATAACCATAGTTATCTCGTCTGACTGAGCTACACCAAACTTTGTAAGTAGATCACCAGATCCTTGGAACCCTTCTGGGTTTTCTAGGTATGCCTCTATAATATATGCATCATTGAACTCACCAATTACTTCCTCATTGAAGACACCATCAGTATGCATGATCTCTCTAGGACAATAGAGTATATCCATCCCAAACATTTTGAGATGTTCCTCTACTAGATTCTGTAATAGAAACTGTTCGTTCCTAGTACCATGTGTAAAATAGGTGGTTCTTGGCATTATCCTATCATGTCAAGGGGCGGTGTCTCATAACTACGGATCATTTCATCTTCAAGTTTCTGGACTGCTTCTTTACCTTCATTATAAATGAACTCACCATTCATGGTAATACCACCAGGTAATTGTGCTCCTTGGAATTTTATTAAATTAGATCCCCACTGCCTCTTAACTAATGCGGTAACATATCTCTTCATCCAAAGATCATTGTATACGGCAGAGGTAGTGGTTGGATCTATTGCACGATAACATTCGATGACTAGATAATCATTCTCTCTAACATCAGTCTTAAAGTCAAGATCCAAATAAAGTCTATCTCCTCTCATCTGGAATCTAGTTTGCTTCTGTCCTTCCAGTAAGAAGTATATGTCTTCTAACCTACGGTTAACCATTTCGTAAGTAAGAATTTCTGTATTAGTTAAATCCCAAAGATCATTCAATCTCCACTGATATCTAACATCAAATAAGTTTGTGACATTCTTAGATACAAAATCAAATACTTTTATAACACTAGTGACATGCTCAGGAACTTTAACGTAATTATTTTGCTCTTCCCAATCGACTGCTATTGCTGATGAAGTCGCAGCAGTTACTGCTGTAGTTGCATCAGTAGTCATATCATCAATCATGGCTTGAGTGAACTTCACTTTCAAGTGAGTTCTGATATAACCATCCATGTGACGTTCATTATAAAACTGAACAGCATCATCCACTAGATCATCTATTTGATCATCTTCTATGTTTATTTCTAATACAGGAGCACCATTCTGACGCAATGCGTAATCAATAAGTCCCTGCCTTGTTGAAGGAGAAGCCATGTCTTAAGTTGGGTTAACGTTGAATCTAATTCTTACATAATATGTAGTGTTAGCACTAAGGTTAACAGCACCTGGTAATGTGTAAGAAGTTAAGTTAGTAGAGTTACCAAGAGATTGGTGAACAATATTTGCAAATGTATCTGCAGGAGAGAACTGCCAATCACTAGATGAATGCTGATACCCACTCTTTAATGCGATTGGGTCAACGTTGATAGTTGGGTTGAATGCAGGTGTAATAGTTTGTATGTCTGGTTGATCAACAAACGGAGTAGTAAAACTTACTGCTGCTGTGTATGAACTTTCCAGATCTGAATTGTCTCTGAATTTAACCTGTACAGAATATGTAACATCAAAATCAAGAGTTGCAGCTGGAACAGTAAGTGATGTTTTATTATTCTCATCACCATTAGGTAATGTATTACTCGTATCATATACTGTTACGTTATCACTAACTCTTCTAATTCTCCAGAAGGTTGCCTTATGGGTTGATCCAGCATACTCAGATACAAATGCAGAAGTAGTAATAACTGGTTGTCTTGAAAGAGTTTTACTTGTGTCTGTATCAATAAAGGGAGTAACAGATGTGGGTGCAGATACAAACTCTGATTCGTTCACAGTCAGAGTAGCAGCATTAGATGTTGCTGTAGTTGCAGCTGCGTTAGTAAGTACGCAACGGAACTGTTCAGATGGAGAAGTTGGATATGTTGTTGCAGGTGTGGTGTATGTTGCACTATTAGCACCAGCAATAGCAGACCAGTTGGAACCACTATCAACAGACTTCTGCCATTGATATGAAATCACATCACTTGTAATAGAAGCAACTATATTAAATGTTGCAGTGCCACCTTCAATAACAGCCTGTGATTGAGGATGTGTACCGATACTGATAACACGTAGGACAGTTAATACTGCAAAGTTAGAAGTAATATTTCCTGAAGAACCAACAAGAGATGTTATACAACGATAGTAATCACCACCATCATTAGCATATACAAGAGTTGGTGTTGTGTATGATGCACTGGTACCTCCAACTATCCCACCAGGACCGTAGTTTGAACCACCATCATCTGATTTCTCCCACTGGTATGTTGGAGTTCCACTACTTGAAGATGTAGTTATTGCAAAGTTTGCAGTACCACCTTCATTAGCAGTTACGTTAGATGGCTGTGCTGTAATTGAATATGTTCTTTGTACAACTAAAGTTACATGGTTGGTTGTAACTGGAACAGCTGCTCCAACCGCAGATATAACACAACGATATTGATCGTCATTATCTACAGCATATGTTGTAGTGCCTGTTGTGTATGATGCAGAAGTTGCTCCTCCAACCTGTGAGAAGTTAGATCCACCATCATCAGATTTCTCCCACTGATATGTTACTGAAGGTTCGTGGTGAGATTGACCTTCAAATCCTCCTCCACCTCCTCCTGTTGGAGTAGCAAAGGATTCTGTATCGAATGAAGAACTAGCAGCATTACCACCAACAGGTGACATTGTAACTCCACCTAAACAAGTGAATGTTGCAGTCTGTGTCTCATCAACTGTCTGACCAGTTGGTTGAGTTGATACAACAACTGTTACTGTTTCAATCTGTAATGTGGCAGCATTTGATGGAATGGTAGTTGCACCTGGACATGAGAGTAAACAACGATATTGATTTTCATCTTCTACTGTAGTTAATGTAGCAGTAGTATATGTTGCAGTAGTACCACCACTTCCATTAGAAACATTAGACCATGACGCACCACCCGTAATAGATACTTGCCACTGGAATGTAATATCGCCAGCATCATTATCAGATGTAGTTGCTGCAACACCAAAGTTTTCTGTTCCACCAACAGCACCAGTTGTATTAGTTGGTTGTGCTGTAATGCTTATTGTTCTCTGTACTAGAGACTGTGCAACACTACTGGTTACATTGGCTGCACCATCAGCTGAAACAATACAACGATAGTAGTCACCATAATCATTATCATATGTTGTGGAACCAGTTGTATATGTTGAGTTTGTAGCACCACCAATAGGAGTATAACTTACCCCATCACCATTCTCAGATTTCTCCCACTGGAATGTGATAGGTGCAGAATCTAGAGTAGATCCAGCAACTGTAAAT